ATTAGCGTAAGGATAAATCATGGCTCTAGTCGTTAAAGATAGGGTAAGAGAAACCACTACGACCACAGGCACAGGCACAATTACATTAGGTGGTGCTGCTACAGGCTTTCAATCATTTTCTGTTATTGGTGATAGTAATACTACGTTCTATACTATTCAATTATCCAATACAAATGAGTGGGAAGTAGGTGTAGGAACATACACGTCTTCAGGCACTACTTTATCTCGTGACACTATACTAGAGTCTAGCAATAGTGGAAGTGCAGTTAATTTTAGTGCAGGTATAAAAGATGTTTTTGTTACTTACCCTGCTGAAAAAGCAATTTACTTAGGTAATTTACCTACTAAACTATCAGTTTATAAAAGAGACACTACAACTGCTGAAGTTGCTTTAGCTAATGGTTTTCTACCTGTGTTAAACAGAAGTGGCTCAACAATTAATGTTACAGTAAGTTAAGGAAAATTATGGCAACTCGTTATGGATTAGTGCTAAATGGCACAGCAATACAAGAATTACAGTCAGGCGATACTATTATTGGCTTAACTTCTAGTGCAGCACTTCAAAAGGGTGATGGTTCTACTGGACTAACTGCAGCTTCAGCAGGTACAGACTATGTAGCTCCAGCAACTGCAACTAGCTTTACAGCTACTCAAACCTTTACAGGTTCAACAACAGCTATAGCAGCAGTATTTCAAGATGCAGCAGAAGTAACAACAATATCTGCAACAGCAGCTACAGGTACTATTAACTATGATGTAACTACACAATCAGTTCTTTACTACACATCTAATGCTTCAGCTAACTGGACAGTTAATATTAGAGGTAATGGCACAACATCTTTAAATACTTTAATGTCTACAGGACAAGCTCTTACAGTAGTATTTTTAGTTACACAAGGTGCAACTGCTTATTATAACAATGCTTTCCAAATAGATGGTTCATCTGTAACTCCTAAATATCAAGGTGGCACAGCATGGACTGCTGGTAACGCTTCAAGTATAGATGCTTACTCTTATACTATTGTTAAAACAGGTTCAGCAACCTTTACAGTATTCGCAGCACAAACACAATTCAAATAGGAATTAATAATGCCACTATTGTCAAGACTCGCCGTATCAGCAGCAAGAGGTTATGGTGTTTTATCATCTAAAAGAACTAATGTAGCTGCTTCCTATCTTGTTGTAGCTGGCGGTGGTGGCGGTGCTGGTCAAATTGGTGGCGGTGGTGGAGCTGGTGGATATTTAACTTCTACCGCAACATTATCCTTACTTACTACTTATACAGTAACTGTAGGTGGAGGTGGTGCGGGTGGTCCATCCAATGGTTCAGCAAGAGGGTCTAATGGCTCTAATTCAGTTATAAGTGGCACAGGTTTAACTACTATTACTTCTACAGGTGGCGGCGGTGCTGGTGCTTACGGAACTCAAGGTGGTACTGGAGCAAGTGGCGGTTCTGGTGGCGGTGGTGGTGCAACTGATACAGGCGGTTCAGCAGCATCAGGAGGTACAGGAACATCAGGACAAGGTAACAATGGTGGCTCTGGATTAAATAGGCAAGAACCATGGATTTCTGGCGGTGGCGGCGGTGCTGGTGCTGCTGGTGGTAGTGCATCTGGTACAAATTGCGGAAACGGTGGAAATGGTTCTGCTTCTTCAATTTCAGGTTCATCCGTAACATACGCTGGTGGTGGAGGTGGTGGAACTACAGGACAAGGCGGTAGTTCTGGAGTTGCTGGTAATGGCGGTTCAGGCGGCGGTGGTGCTGGTGCGGCTACTCAAGGCTCTACTGGTGGAAATGGTGCTACACCCGCAAATGGCACAACTAATTTAGGTGGTGGAGGCGGAGGTGCTGGTTTTCCAGGCACAGGTGGCGGTTCAGGAGGTTCAGGTGTAGTCATTATATCTTACGCATCTGCTACAGCTTTATTTACAGGTGGGACTGTTACTACTTCAGGTGGTAACCAAATACATACATTTAATTCTAGTGGAAGTTTAACACCTGTTTAAAAGGAAATAACATGGCACATTTTGCTCAATTGGAAAATAACATAGTAACTCAAGTAATAGTAATATCTAACCAAGATATTGTTGATGAAAATGGTCAAGAGTCAGAACAAAAAGGAATAGACTTTTGCTCTAACCTTATAGGTGGCACATGGTTACAAACATCTTACAATAATAAAATTCGTAAAAATTATGCTGGTATTGGATATACTTATGATGAAGGTCGTGATGCTTTCATTCCTCCTAAACCATATAATTCATGGCTACTAGATGAAGATACTTGCCAATGGAAAGCACCAACACCTTATCCTACAGACGATAAAAAATATACATGGGATGAAAATACCACTTCTTGGAAAGAATTAGTTTAAAGGATAAATAATGTTTGGCATAACCGCATTTGCTGAAACCTCCTTCAGCACACTAGGTAAGATAGGAGGCATAGTATTAGCCTCTGCCCAAGTAGATGCAAACGCAATTGTTACTGCTAATGCTAATGCGATAAAACCATTTAGTGCTGCTATTACAGCAGACGCTACAGTTACAAGTGATGCAACAAGAATTAGATTAAATAACGGTTCTATAAACGGAACTGCTAATGTAAGTGCTGTTTACTTACGCATAAGAAATGCTGTAGGTTCAATTACAGGTAATGCTACTGTAACTGCTTTAGGTTCGTTTGAGATTAGTGGTTCAGCATCTATTACAGCTAACGGTTCAGTAGAACTTAATTATGTAGTTATTAGAACAAATGCTGCAAGCATTACAGGAAATGCAACTGTATCTTGTTTAGGCGGATATGTAGTAAGTGGTAATGGACAAATAGTCGCTAATGCGAGTGTCTATTGTCTAGGTGGTATTATAGCAGGTGCAAGTGCATCTATTACACCTATAGCCACAGTTATAGCAAATGGAGTGATACAAGGTGAAGAATGGATACCTGTACCAGCAGGCACAGAAACATGGACAACAGTTACAGCAGGAACAGAAACTTGGACTGATATTTCTCCAAGTACAGACATTTGGTTACGACAAGGATAAAAGATGGCAAAGACAAAAATTAGTGAATATTCAGCAACCTCATCAGACAATACTGATATAAGTAATATTAATATTGCAGAAGGATGTTCACCTGCTAACTTAAATAATGCTATTAGAACGGTAATGGCACAGTTAAAAGACCAACAAGCAGGAACTTCTGGTGATAGTTTTACAGTTGCTGGAACTTTAACATCTTCAGGAACATTGGCAGTTACAGGTGGTGTAACATTAGACGGTTCTGCAGGAACTTCAGGTCAAGTATTATTATCAGCAGGTTCTGGTAATACACCTACATGGGGAAGTGGTTTCCCTAGTGGTGGTATCATTATGTGGTCAGGTACTATTGCTACTATTCCTAGTGGTTGGTTATTATGTAATGGCTCTAGTGGCACACCTGATTTAAGAAATAGATTTATTATTGGTGCATTTTCTGATGACTCTGGCACAGCCAAAACAACAGTTACAGGTTCTGCTACACAAACTGGTGGTAGTAAAGATGCTTCTCTTCCAAGCCACACACATACTGCAACATCAACAGTTACAGACCCACAACACAACCATACACCACAAACTTTAGGTTCAGCACAAGCTGGTTCTGATAATGGAGGCGCACCTGTAGATGCAAGCACAGGTTATGGCACAGGTAGAACATCATCAGTTACAAGTAGTAGCTCAACAGGCATTACAGTTGCAACATCTAACTCAACAGAAGGTGTAAGTGCTACTAATGCTAACCTTGTACCTTACTATGCTTTAGCATTTATTATGAAGAGTTAATATGCCAACACAACGCATAGCTTTTAAAGACTGGTTACCTGACCAACCAAGTATATTAGATACAGTATCAGAAGCTAATAACGTTATTCCTTTAGCTGTAGGATATGGTCCATTTAAGTCAGCAGTAAACTATTCAGGTGTAGCTACAGAAAACCTTACTAACTGTTTTGCAGCTAAAGTAAATGCAGACGTATCTATATTTGCAGGTGGTTTTACCAAATTATTTAAAGTATCTGCTACAGACTTAACTATGGAAGATGTGTCTAAAGCTGGTGGATATACAGGTATTAATAGATGGCAATTTGTGCAGTTTGGTGACTATGCGTTAGCTTCTAATGGCTCTGAAAAAATACAATATTTTGATGTAAATTCATCTACAGACTTTGCAGATTTAGCAGCCGCAGCTCCAGTAGCTAAATACATTACAGTAGTTCGTGACTTTGTAGTAGGTGCTAATATAGGTGCTGGCTCAAATCCATCAAGAGTAAACTGGTCAGATATTAACGATCCTACAGATTGGACAGCTGGTGGTGCATCACAATCAGATTTCCAAGAACTTCCAGACGGTGGTGACATAACAGGTATTACAGGTGGAGAATTTGGTATTATATTTTTAGAAAAAGCCATTGTGCGTATGTCATATATTGGCTCACCATTATTCTTTCAGTTTGACACTATTTCTCGTAACGTAGGATGTATAGAAGGTGGATCTATTGCTCAATATGGTGGCATAACATATTTCTTATCAGATGATGGTTTCTACTCATGTAAT